CGAAATTGTGTCTTTTACGTTTGCATTGAAATATGGGGGATCAATTTGGGAAATGAATTGAACAAACTATGACATTAACCGTCTAAAGGGGTTTTGACGGGATCAGCGCTCAATCCTGGCCGGAGGCCTCTTCTACCCAAATAGAGCGGGGAATGTCGTTACAATCTATTGTTGTAACAACTCAGCCATCTCTTATTCGTCCTTGAGCCCTATTAGCGGGAGCGGTGGGAGAGCCCCACCCCCTCCCTATGATCAGTGACCGGGCCGGGGTGGTAACCCGTGAACAAATGAGGGAAAATATAATAACAAAATGAAAATGGATGGTAATCAGTCACGAAATGAGCTACACTATACCACATGGACCATAAGCATTTGACCCTGGTCGACCCTAGTGCTCCGCAGGAGCAACTCGATGAATTTGCCCCATTACCGTTTTACCCCTGGCAGGAGCGACCCTCTCACCTCGCGCTGGATCACGACGAATGCGCGACGGCGCTTCATCTTGCCAGCGGAGATTTGCCTGTTGCGGCGCAACTGCTCAAGGTTCCTCTGTTCAGGCTCACCCGATCCTTGCGCGCTTCCCCACGATTGCAGCGGATCCGCGAAGAGGCCCTTGGCCTCGTCGTCGCCAAAGCCGAGCACAAGGTGATTGAGGCCTTGGAGGCCCAAAACCCCGCTGGCGACCCGGATCACCGGCGGCAGGAATGGGCCGCCACCAAGATCCTGAACAGCAAGGCCGCCCAAAGCAGCGCCTTCGCGCCGGCCCCCGCAGGATCAGCCCTTGCGAGCAGCTTGACTGTCAGTCCCGCGCAGCGTACCATCACCTTTCGTTGGCGTACGGACGCTGACCATGCCCTGACTGAGGACGATGGTGGAAGCGACAGCGATTGACGACGACGTCATCGTCCTCCCTTACCTGCCCCGCAAGCATTTCCGATCCCTGCATGCCTCCATCAAACGCTGGAAATTCGCCGTCTGCCACCGCAGAGCCGGAAAGACGGTGGCCCTGGCCAACGCGCTAATCGCCGCTGCGCTCAAGAATACTCGCTTGACACCCCCTCCTAGATACGCTTATGTAGGACCGTCATTCGATCAGACTAAAGACCTGGTCTGGCAATATTTAAAAACATATACGGAGAACGTCCCTGGAATTCGATACCTTGAAGGCGAGCTTTCCGTCATATTCCCTGGTGGAGCTACAATCAGACTTTACGGCGGGGCGCTGGCTTACGAGCGTATGCGAGGAATTTACCTCGACGGCGCAGTCCTCGATGAATATCCTCTACTTGCTCCACAAGCTTTTACCTCAGTGGTCAGGCCCTGCCTCGCTGACTATAGAGGTTTCGCCATTGTCTCGGGGACGTCTGCTGGCGACGATCACTTTCACAAGCTCAAGCTCAAAGCAGAAGACGATCCTGACTGGGAAATTTTCGACATCAAAATCACTGACACGGGTGAAGAAGCGCTGAGCTATGCTGAAGTGGAGGAAATGCGAAAGGATATGAGCCCAGACGAGTTCGCTAGAGAAATGATGAACTCATTTGAGGCCCCGGTGGAAGGAGCCTATTATGCAGAAGCCCTTAACAATTTGCAGATGCAGCGCAGAGTTACAAAAGTTTCTCCAGATCTTAACACCAGCGTGCTCACTAGCTGGGATTTGGGAATGCGACACTTGCAGGTTGTCTGGTTGTTTCAGCTGGCCGGAAGGGAGGTCCACTGGCTGGACTATATCGAAGGTTCGGGAAAGTCCCTCTCCTATTACACTGACCTACTCGCCCTTAAGGCTAAAGTTGGTGGTTTTAAATACAAGGCCCACCTCCTTCCCCACGACGTCGAAGTCAGAGAACTCGGCACAGGCCACAGCCGCAGGCACGGCCTCGCAAGCCTCCTCGCAGAGCCTATCATCACTGTCCCCAACCACAACACAGAGGACGGTATCACCGCCACCCGCGCCGTACTTGGCGTCTCCTACTTCGATGCAGAGGGTTGCCGACGCGGACTTGCCCGCCTCCGCTCCTACAGACGCGGAAAGTCAGGAATGGCCGTCCCCGACGAGGCCGAGGATGCGGCGGACGCTTTTAGAACGGGATGCGTAGGCATCCCAATGACCTCAAGCGTCAAGTTTGGCGGCGGCGCGCTTAGGCGCAAAATACGAGGGCTGGTATGATCGGATCGGAGCATCTTACTCTTGAAAATATTGGCCACCTTGAAACTTGGCCAGGTCAGGCGCATTTTGCTGTGGATTGGAATCACACCTGCGGAGAATGCAAGTTATGGGACAACCGGATGAAGGGATCGAGCCGGCTCAATCCGAAACGGGGGCTTTGCCTGAAGGCGCAAGAATCGATAAAAAATCCTCCACTTTTCCCACCCCGCGCGTGGGCGTGCCGACATTTCGTGACGCGCCGGACCTGAACGTCCTGCACGCGCTCGATGAGCCCTATTTGCTGGCCATCGCCATGCATAAGGTGGCCTTAGCCAACGCGGATCGCTCGCCGGAATGGGCGATTTTGGCCAATGTGCTGCATGACGGCGTGTGTGAGATCGAGGCCCGTCAGGCTCCCACTAGACGCGAGCCTTAATTCAGCATAAAGGTGCGTGCCAGGAGCCGCTATGGCGCTGGAACGCATATTCGCGCATTTCAAGGATCAGAACGCGCCGACGACGAGCGCTTACGATCCCTCCGACCCCGAAAGCTACAAGCAATACGTCCGCGCCATGATGGCGGACGCCAAGGATTACGAGAACGCAATCCTCGCCGTCGACCGCTCCAACGCCCAGATGTACTATTACGGCTACGAGCCCTGGATCGGCCCTTTTAATCCCGGCCAGCCCTACATTGGCGAAGATCCCAGCGCCACGCTAGGCGAGATCCTCGACAAGGATAATCCCAACCAGCCCAATCGTTCGACCTTCGTCTCCACCGACGTGCGTGACGCGATTATGATGATGTTGCCGAGCCTGGTGCGCTTGTTCGCCGCCACGGAGGCCCCCGTTTATTTGGTGCCGCGCTCGGAGGCTGAGTCCGACACCGCCGAGCAAGCCACAGATTATGTGAATTATGTTTTTTGGAACGATAATCCCGGTTTTCTTATACTTTACGGGGCTCTAAAAGATGCCTTGACGGTCAAAACAGGATTCGTCAAATGGTGGACGGACGATGTCAAGGAGCGGAAGAAAAAGAAGTTTCTGAACATCACCGCTGAGCAGATCCAGATGATTGTCAGCGAGGATGAGAGCGCTAAGTTGACCAAGCTTGGCGCGCCCCTTCCTCCTTCACCCATTGGCGGTCCCTCACCGTCAATGCCTCCACCCGGCCCCGCTCCGGGTGGACCCCCAGGGCCTGGCGGCCTCCCGCCCCCTACGGCGCCGCCCGGTGGCCCGCCTCCCGGACCCTTGGCGGGCGCGCCAGCGCCCCAAATGCCAATATCTCCCACCCCGCCTCCCCCGCCGCCCCCAGTTTACGAATATGCGGTGATCGAGTTTGAGGTGTCAAAACCAATCATCAAGGTTGCAGGCGTTCCTCCAGAGGAGATGAGACTTGATCGTTATGCCAGGACTTTTGGCGACAGCCGGATTGTTGGACATGAGCGGATTGTCCCCGTCGACCAGCTTATTGCAATGGGATATCCACGCGAGCTTTGTTTGGAACATATCCAAAGCTCTGAATCGACTTTCACCACCGAGCCCCAGCTTCGCAACCCTGGCCGATTTATGGGCACAAGAATTGGCGACGGGGTCAAGTACGGTGAGTGGTTTGTAAAGATCGACAAGGATGGAGATGGACATCCAGAATTGAGGCGCATCTGCACTTTTGGAGAAGAGCAGGAAATTGTAGATGATGAGGATGCTAATCGGGTCAAATTCGCGTTGTTTTCTTGCGATCCGATCTCCCACACCATTGTTGGCGACAGTTTAGCAGATTATACAGAAGATATTCAGAGAATTAAAACAAATTTGATGCGGGCTATTCTCGACAGCGCAGCGGAGGCGATCAATCCCAAGACGGTGATCAACGAGTTGATGGTGACGGTGGATGATGCGCTCAATGATGATTTAGGCGCTGTTATCCGTACGCGCGGCAATCCATCTGAATCTGTATTGTTCACCAATACGCCATTCTTGGGTCAGCAGGCGTTGCCAGTGGTGGAAATGCTCAATGAGGTGTTGCAGCGCCGCACTGGCCTCTCTGACGCCGCTAAGGGACTTGACCCCAAGGCGTTGCAGAGTTCGACGGAAATAGGGGTGCAGGCTGTTTTCAATGGTGCGCAGGAGCGTACCGAGCTTGTCGCGCGCGTGTTTGCTGAGACTGGTTTTAAGGACTTGTTTGCAGGCCTCTATGACGAGGTCTGTGAGAATCCCAACCAAAAGCGTACGCTGAAATTGCGTGGTAAGTTTGTTGCCTATGACACGGGCACTTTTGACGCTTCCATGGGCGTGGAAGTCAATGAGAATTTAGGCAAGGGCTCAGACCTCGTTAGGATGATGGCTTTGCAGCAAATTGATCAGAAGCAACAGCTTGTTTTCCAGACTTTTGGGCCCGCCAATCCAGTCGTCACCATTCAGGAGATGTTGAACACTACGACGGATATGCTGTCGCTTGCGAACATCAA